CCCATCGGAAATAACCGCGGGAACCGTGTTGGCGAATTTATGACCGTTTACAATCAGCTTTTGCCCTGAGCAGGTAAAAGATATCAGTAAAAGAAAGGAGACTAAAAGATTTTTCATTTGTTAGAAACCGTTGGTTATTCCTGTTAAATCCCACTTCGTATCGGCTGCATTATAAACAAACTGAACGTACATTGTTTTAGAAGATACGGTTGTGGTTGGAAGGGCGATATCCGTTCCAGCCCTGAAAGCCGCATTCCATCCCAAAGTACGAGCCGTGGCATTATCCTTGACACGAATTAATAAGCTTTGCCCATCGGCCGCTGTTCCCGTTGGAGCTGCAAACACAGCATTTGCGGCCAGTGCTGTGATGTTGTACTGATCGTAAAGGCTGATATCAATTGTGGGTGTCGCACTTGAAGCCGTGGTTCCTACGCGCGTTTTTAAAGCGTAAATAGTAGGATCAAAAACTTGAAGATCCGCTGTTCTGATTGATGAAACAGGAATGTTTGAAACCGTATTCACACCGGCCGCAAAATCAATCGTTTTATTGGTTAGTGTGGCCGTTCCCGTTGTGGTAAGTGCCCCAATATCCGAGGCAACTTGTGCCGCAGTTCTGGAACTTACAACACCTGAATTTGATGTGAGGTAAGTAGTTGCCGCTGTTCCGAGTGCCGGGATGGTTCCAATACCAAGATTACCAGCTAATAACGTGTTCCCACTTTCCACTTCAAAAGCATATGCAGCCGTTATTGTCGCATTGGTGCCCGCCCCGGGTGCCCCCGATATTGAAACTGTTGAAGCTTTTGCAATGCTACTTGCCCCAACAAATCCATATGTCGGTGCGGATATCCTTACAGTCCTTTGCAATGGAATGTTTCCTGTTGCAAATTGTACTACCCTACCTAAATTAAAATAAATATCACTTAATTCAGTCGATGCCGTTTGGGCTGTATGGGCGGCACCTGTAAACACTGCAAGAGGAAAATTCCCCGTTGCTGTTACGGTTGCACCCACGTTTAAATTTGCTGTTGCTGAGGTTGTACCAACAGATAAAAGCCCGCCACGCGTTGTACTGAACAGGTAATTTGCATTATCCAGCAAACGCCCGTTTGTTGTGGCATACGGAACACGGCCAGAGGTTAACGTGGCATCGTTCATCGTAAATTCCTTACGTGCCGCCCCTGTGGTAATTGTTCCGTAATATTTATCTGTAAGGAATTCATTTGCCCCCACTTCCGCAGTAGTCAGAAGGGCACCTGAAACATATTTTAAAGGTGAAGTACCAGCGGTGGCTGTCCCAGCTCTGAGGGTAACGGATCCGGAATTGGTTAAATTACCAGTAATGCCAACAGTGGAACCGAAAGTAGTGGCACCCGTTGCGTTTAAAGTTGAAAGCGTGGTCAATCCCGTAACCCCCAATGTTCCCCCCACTGTTTCATTACCGGTAACCGATGAACTGGCAAGCGTTGCAAGCCCGGAAGTACTTAATGTACTTAAAGTAGTATTTGCTGAAAAAGTTTTTGCTGCGGTGAACGTTTGAACCGTTCCAAGCGTAGCATCACCCCCACCCGCTGAAATAACAATATCACCCGATCCCAGAAGCGTAGTACCGTTAATGGTTTTGATACTGGTTCCGGAAACCAATGCGTCCTGCTTGGCGGTTAAACTTGAAGTCAGACCCGTAACCGAAGATTGTGCAATATTGGAAAGCGTATTGCTCGAACCGCTGATTGTCTTGTTTGTTAAGGTCTGGGTTCCTGAAACGGTCACATCACCACCCGCCCCGGCAATTGTAATATCACCAGCCCCCAAAAGGGTGGTACCATTTATGGTTTTCAGGTTCGTTCCCGATATTAAGGCATCCTGTTTGGCAAGAAAAGAAGATGATAAACCGTTTATTGCTGCCTGTGGGATATTGGTAAACGTATTATTTCCCCCGTTAAAACTCTTATTGGTTACTGTAACCGAATTTATATTGGTCAGAACTGATTCACCAACAATTGTAGGCCGTACCGTGAAATTATACAAACTCGAAACCGTTGCCGCCCTGTTTCTGAATGCCAACGTCGAGGTATCAATGGCCGCCTGTTTCCCAGCCAGATCTGAGACAAGATTTGTAACGGATGCCTGGGGAATGTTCGTAATGGTATTGTTTGCACCGCTGATCGTTTTATTGGTCAGGGTTTGAGTGCCCGTAAGGGTTGCATATGTACCGGAAGCGGCATAATTGGCATTCCAGTTTGCGATATTGGTTGTAGTGATTGCTTTTACCGCGGTTGGAACAGTCGGATCCGTTTCAGAACCACCACCGCCACCACCAGATCCGGTGCCGCCACGCCTTCCCGCTCCAATGAACTGGGCATTAGCAAAATTGGCCGTTAAAAGAAATAACAGCCATAAGATATTTTTTTTCATGTGTGTGTATAATGTAAATAGTGATTACTGTGGTGAAATCGTGGAACCGAACCCGACAAATACCCTGTAATTGGTGAAAAGTGTGGTATTGACCGCATCGGTAGGAATATTATCAAGTGCCACAACATTCCAGTTGTTCACCGTTATGGGAACATCCCTGATCACACCTGCATCACCTTGAAAATAGCGAGCTTTGATCACTTCCACTTCCGTGGTATTGGTGGATACTTTCGGGACAATCATGATCGTGAAGGGATTCCCCCGCCCGTTGGTGAATGGAAGGTCCGAAACCTGAATTTCCTTACCATCTACGACACGGCCAGCGTTCATAACCGTGGTAACATTTCCTTTCAGGCCAGTTTGTGCCTGGCTGACAAATGACGCGAGGCAAATAGCGAGTATAAAAAGATATTTTTTCATTGATATTGATTTGTTTAACATTCCACTAAATAACCATCTATTAAAAAACCGTGATAATTCCCGATTTGGATTGAACCAGCACCGGCACTGCATGTATGACCGTTCTTATCAACGGTAAAATCCGGTGCCTCACCATGCCGAACCCAGCATTTATGAACGTTGTCTTCCGGAAGACCGCAGTTTGTCGCCTTTCCATCAATACACCATTCACCGCCCGGGGTTTTGACAATATAAGAATGCCCATCGGGACCGGTGAGAAAGTCCACATCGTGGTACCAATCCGCGTCCCACATTGCGCCAACAGGTGCCATATTCAAGGTCAATTCTCTTCCATTGTCAGCTCTGACATACAAAGGACGCGAAACACCGCTTTCAGATTCCACCATTTTACCTGTGGGTATCAACAGGAAACATTTTATCTTGCTCATAGTTTAGTAATTATCAACAACGGAAACGGCCAAAGCTTCTTTTTCTTCTGCCTGGATTAATTTGAATTCTTCATCTACATCTTCCACCATGTTAGCCAGCCTGATCGCTGTTTTTCGTGAAATAACAGGTTTACTTCCATTCGCAGTCATAACAAGTTCCAGATTTGCCTGTTCATCATCGATCGTGAATGGTTGAATTTCGCTGACAATATTCATTTTGTTTAGTTCCGCAGCGGATGCCCTGTTCAGACTTGCCAGAAGACCTTTGATCACATTGGTTCTTCGTTCAAGGTAAGCATCGAAAATGCGTTGTTTCTTTTTAACCTTCAATGTGGCATCCAAGAAAAGCATTTTAAGTGCCACGCCCGATATCTGGCCGAGGTTTTTAACTGATTCAAAAGAAATGTCCGGTGTCTGGGTAAGTGAGTAGATAAGTTTGAAAAGATTTTCAACTTCCAATTTGATTGATTCAGGTGCATGATCCCAGCTGAGGTACTTAGCCGATCCACCTTCTGACATTTCAATAATTGACCCGGATTCACCTTTTTTGCTGAATGATATAACCTCACCATCAATAACGATTTTGGGGCTGGCATGGTAATCGTTGGTATCGGCAAAGTTGGAAAGAAGATATTCCAGGCGTTCAATCAGGTTTTCAACCTTATGCCATTCCACCTCGGGCTGTTGACCAAAAACAACATTGATTTTACCTGACTCATTTTTTCGATCTTCTTTTACCATCCACTCACCCGTTCCCTGATCATTCCAGATAATGGTTCTATCGGCCGTTCTGGTTTCAAAGTATTTAACTTTCTTATTGTTTTGATCAATGGAAAAGCCACGTGAAAAGGCAATCATATCACCCGTTTCATCTTTGAGCGGATAAAGATCATTACCATCCCATGGATTGAAAGCCTGAACCCTTATTTTGAACCGTGTAGAAAAGCCGTAATCATTATGTATTTCCTTTTTATCGAGTGTATACCAAAGTTCCGCTACCTCGGTGGCACGGAACATTTCAAGTGCAATTTCAGCATTGAAAGAATCAATTTTGTTGTCTTTCATTACACGCTGATAAGCATCAAACAAACTTTCTTGTGAAGTTCCTTCGGTTTTACAGGTGATTTGAACGGGATTCCCGAAAAGAAACGATACAGCGCGTTCGGTAATAAGATCTTGAAGGGCAACACCCAGGCGGTTTACTTTTTCATATCGATCAATGTTTCCATCACTGTCTTTAACGGGCTTATCCTGCCGTTTGGTGATATCCATTGTCGCATGGCCATACACATCAAATTGTTTTTTGTACTTCTCAACATCGGGAAGCTTTCGCCCGAACATGAGTACTTCAATTTTTGATCGTATATCCTTTTCATTATCGGCCAAAAGGTCGATTAAATCCTTGATACTCATATTGTAAAAGTGTGTGTATAATGTGTATTATTGAAAAACACCTTCCAAGTTTTGCGCCTTGATCGGATCTTTACCAAAGAATTCTGCCATGCCTGTCAGGGTGTCTTCCGCATCATCATGAGCGTTTTCACCAATAGCCATGTACTGTTTTACATGTTTTGCAAATTTAGGCCAAATTTTTTCCCAATTCTTCGGAAATATAATTAAATTTTGAACAGAAGAAGCATTGGTAAATATCCTATTGTGTTTATTGCCAGATTGATGAAACCACTCAACCCGGGTTTTCTTATTTCCTGCAATCCGGATTTGCTGTTCAACATTTCGAGCAAAGCCACGCCCCCCGTTATTTGATTCCACACGAGCAAGGGCAACCTGGTGATTAAGAATCTGTTTTGCTGTTAACGGCTCGGTGGTTTCCATGCCTGACTGCGTGTAAACAATATCCAAAACATACATTGCATCTTCATGTTCTTCATAAGCAATTGAACATGTATAATCATCACCCAAATCGGCTGTATCCGTGTATGATTTTCGCCTCTTATGCTTGACAATAGGAATTTCTTCATACACCTTCCAAGGCTTTGGATACATGTAACCGCCCGCGGGCTGAGGGTTTTGCATGTATTGTCTCTGAAAAACAATGCCGTTTTTTTCATTAAGCGAGTCAAGTTCTTCCAGCGTATGCTTGAAAGGCCAAAGCGCCTGACGTACTTCTTTTCCATCAACAACCTCAGTTTCAATACATGGAAGGCTTAAAACGTACCACTCACCGGGTTCATTTTGAAGAAGGTAGCCACACAAGTCATTTTCATGCAAACGTTGCATGATGATAATGATCGGGGTTTTACGGGAATTGACACGGTTTTTGATTGTGGAATCATACCGGTTATTGATACGCTCCCTGACTGTTTCCGAATCGGCATCTTCGGGTTTGATCGGATCATCTATGATCAGGGCACCACCAAACCGGACGTTCCGGCCTGACTCAATAAGCATTTCATCGAGCGTGTCCTGGTATTCCTTTTCATCCACATCATCTTCTTCACGTTCCACCTGACCGGCACCGAAACCAGTAACCTGGCCGGCCGCTGAGGTAGCATAAACCCCACCGCCTTCTGTGGTGTACCATTTCTTTTTTGACCGGGAATCCTTTTTAATTACAACCTCGGGATAAAGTTCCTGATACGATTCATGTTCTACGATCGATTTAACGCCTTCGGAGTTATCAAGGGCGAGACTGTCGGAATAGGAAAGGTGAATGTATTTGGAAGAGGCATTGAGCGCGAGGCCGTGCGAAATAAAGTTTTTTACGGCCAGCTCGGTCTTGCCATACCGCGGGGCAATATTGATAATTACTTTCGTAAGTTCACCGGCCAATACACGATCGAGCACATCACAAATCTGTTTATGATGCTTGCTGATTACGAGTTTACGATTATAGATGTTTTTAAAGTGATAAGCGGTATAGGTCAACATGGATTGCTGGGTTGCCAGCCTTGCCATTTTTATGAACTTATACCGCTGTAATTCTTCACTTGTCATGTCGTGCTAAGGAAATCTTTATTGAAATTTTCCTGGAATTTTTTAATATCATCTTCGGTAATATCCACGCTGATCTTGGCTTGAACCTGTGATTCCGTTGATTGCTTATTTTTAAATTCCTCAGATGCCTTATTGGTCAGAACGAAAATGATGGAAGTGGTATCGGGCTGATAATGCTTCTTTGTGATTTTCTTTTCCTTGATTTTGGGAACCGACTGACCAGCGTCATTCTTCACATCCACATAGGTGGTTGACACTTCATCTACGGTGTAGCCAGTCACTTTCTTCATTAGTGACTTCTTAGCTTCTATCACACAATTATCATCAAAAACCTGTCTTGCCGCCTGTAATCGGTCGGAAAATTCCGGTATTGTATTTTTCCAATGAAAATAGGTATCCTTATTAATTCCTACAATTTTACAAATTTCAAGCACCTTGTAACTATCGGTTTCAATCAAGTCTACTATTTTTTGGACAATCTTATTATTATACTTTGATTTTGCCATTACTTTGTTAATGTGACGGTGTATCCTTCATCTTGAAGCCTCGCAAAAAGAGTCTCCATTTCTTCTAAAGTTCTACATTCAACTAACAGATTTTTGGAAATTTTATCTTCCTTTTCCGGTTCTGGTTCCGGTGTACTCATATCGGGCAAGCCTTCCACACCCCAATAGTCAAGCTGATCAATATTCCAGTAAACGGATAAATCTTCATGACTCCAACTACCAGCCGATACATTGTCTTTAATCAGTAAAGCCTTCAATTTTTCGGTTGAAGTCTTATGATCAAGGATCTTGCATGGAATTTCTTTTTTCACCCTGATTTGTTCCATGGCTGCCAGCCATGACAAGAAATCATCATTGTCTTTTCTTTCCGATACCAGGGCATGGTATTTTGATGCAGGCATTTGAATCACATAATCAATTGCCCTGAACCGCATGTTTCCCCCTATAATCACATAACGTTTTTTATAGGGGAAAACGATCAGTTCACGAAGATCCAACATTTCAGGATCATCAATAATTGATTGTGTTAACTTCTCAAAACTTTCATCCTTAATATACCGGGGATTACCTGGAAGTCCATTTATCTGGCCTTCGTTTAAATCAATTAAGTGTGAAGCGATGTTTTGTCTCATTGTAAATTTTATTTAGGCCAGAAGGCCAGCTGTTCGCATGGATGCTTTCAAATCACGTAATTCCTGCCTTAATGTATCAAACTCAGCCTTTGTTGGGTTTCCACCGGATGCTACAGGGGTGTAATCATTAACAGCAGCCGCCTTTTTATTGTCTACATAATTTTTATTTACTAGCTGTTTTCCAACGGTCGGTACTCCATCACATGTAGGAAATTTCAGCGTATAAATTTCAGCTGTTTCCCGGTCTATCTGAAAGGGTGTATCAATGTACGTTCCATCATCACGGTAACGGCTTATTGCAAGATTTGAATTTCTATTTGCGTTTCCTGTGGCCGCCTCGGGAACAAACCGATCAATAGACCATCGATTGAGTCCATCGGCTTTGATTTGAAACCCACCCGATCCTGAAGTTTTCGATGAGTTTGCAGAAAACGAATTCATCATCAAGGTTCCATCAAGCACTTGATTTCCTGTATTTTTCAGGTAGCTTTCTGAACCTGCATCAAGGGTAATCCCTTCCAACCTTCCAGTGTACCCATTTCCTACAAATTGATAGATCGGTGTTCCCACTCTTCTCACCGCAATGTGATCCGCTGTTCCTTCGGTTGCAATTGTATTTCCAACAATTACTGTATGATTGCTAAACGAAATTCCATGATGAGTACTTGCAAGTATGTTTCCTGTAATCGTGTTGTTTGGCGAATCGGAAATGATACACCACTCAGCCTCCAATAAATTACCTGTTACAGCATTTAGCCCATTCACCCCGGTCATTGATAAAGCGTAAGAGTGACGTTCTACAAATGAAGAAATCTTTGCTGTTTTATTGGTGGTATTCTGTTTAATGTTTTCACCGATCGTGAACTGGGTGGACCCGATCATTTGAAGGTTCATTCGTTTATCGGTGGCATTGTATCCAACAACCTGAGCCTGGGCACCCGAAGTTTGTCCTATGATTTTATATGACTCATGTGGACTAGGAACCATATCAAACTGTTCGGTGATGGTTACAATATCCAAATCTTCCGGCATTGGAACAAACACTTCATTTGCTGAAATCACATTTCCATATACTCCACCGGAAATAGAATGAATACGTATCCCATAGATAGTGCCGTTAAAAATACCACTTGATTCAAAACGGGCATATGGCCGAAGGGTATTGAGTGCAATTTTACTACGGCCACCGCCTGAATTTTGCATATCGATACCAATATATTTGTAACCCTCAAAAGTATTTCCTAAAATAAGGTTTTGAACACCGGTTGTGATCAATCCATATTTCGAACCATCCCCAACATTGAAGTAAATTTCGGAATAATAATTACTGTTTTTGATCAAATAAGTATTGTGTGCATCATTGGCAATTCCTCCATTAAAATAACAGCGTGATAAATAAAGACCGAATTGAGAAATATCATTTGTTCCATCCCCTGTCTGAAAGCACCCTTCTGTTCCACCCCAGAAATCACAGCCCGTAGCGGCAATGTGAACTACATGTTCTGCATAAAACGCGCGTTTGGCTGACCCTGCATAAAATGAAACATCCCGAACCTGAAAATTCGAAGTGGTCATTTTATTGGAATCACCTACTTTTTTTGTGAGTTGGAAAAGGTTCTTGCCGGCCAGACCCGTATTCATTCCGCGGATGTTTGATATTCCCTGCCCCTTTCCAATAATGGTCAGACAATAATCTTCCTTTCCATTGACCCTTTTTGGTTCCAGCGTGTTACCACACATGAAATCACCTTCTTCAATCATAAGTGCCAGACCGCGATCGGAAGCGAAGTCAAAAGCCGCCTGAATTTTAGCTGAATTGTCCGTTCCTTGCCAAACGTTCGGAGTCGTTTCAACCCCATCATTTACGACTTTAAAAAAGTTAATGCTTACAAATCCATTCACGTCACGTTTGAAGCGCTTACCGTCTTTTATCATAACCATGATATCATCATCCGAAGATGTAGTATCATTTGGATCCCAGGTAAAAACACCG